CGAGTATTTTGATTCAATAGAGGATAAGAGCGAATGTATGGAGTGCGGGGTTGATGTTCAACTTGGCAAACAATATTGTTGTTTTGGTTGCTTTAACGCTTCTCATAGGTAACGTAAATGGTTAAGGTTAGTTGCGTGAAATATTAATGAATTAAATAAATACAAAAATGAAAAACAAACAAGACATTTTAAAATTACACCCGATGATAGGTAGATTAACGCCTATGCAATGGGATGAAATACATAAAGCAATGGATGCTTATTTAAACGAATACAAAGCTGAGCAATTAACTTTAACCGATGTTAGCAAATGTAACTGCGATGGCAACGATGATGTTTTTGAGGAGCAGTATGTTTTGCAACACTTGATAAATAATACGTGGCAAGTTGTAGGGGAAAAAACCAATACTGTTTGGAAGCAAGGAGAAAAAGAAGACTGCATTAAATGGATGGATTTATAGCGGTTATGTTTGCTAACGGTTCTTGTATAAAATTAGTTTAGGAATTAAATAACAGAAATTATGAAAAAAGAAATAGACGCAGAATATATGATTAAAAGTTTAGGATTGGAAAAGAAACCTAAATTAAGTTTATACGGTGTTGTAACACGTTTAATATATGCAGTAGGAAACTTTGTTTTAGCAATGGTGTTTATTGTGTTGGTAGTGCCTCTAAACTTAGCTTATATAATAACAGGAATTGATTATGCTTTGAAATATATTAATTGGGCAGACAATGTATTTAAGCAACCATAAATGTGCTACAACGAATTGTATATGATTTGTTGAGGAACGAAATAAAATATATACGGTGTTATAAGCCGTTAATTAAAAATTAAAATATGTCACAAAGAATTAAAAATGTAGATGAAGAAATGCTTATAAATCTACAAGTAAACGTATCACTTAAATCATTTTCTAATCATAATGGTTTTAAGGAAGGACAAATAGAACAAGCAAAAGAGGAATTTAAAGATGAAATAATGAAACATCTTACAAATAAGTTATCGGATGAATACCAAATGGAAGAGTTTTTATATTCTGTAGATTTTGTAAACTACGAGGTTGATTCTAATGGCTTATAACTGGTAGGTATATGGTTAGTGCGCCTACCACAAACGATTGAATTAAGCACCGACCTTTATTGGCGCATTAACTATATACAATGTTATGCACCGTTTTAAAATAATTATGGCAGTATTTGATAAAATAGACAAAGAAAAGTATTCTGACATTTGGAACACCCCTATTGAAATAGTGAATGCTCTTGGGCAATTTGATTTAGACCCGTGCAGTAGTGAAAAAAGAAAATGGGATACAGCAAAAAAACATTTTACTATCATTGATGATGGACTGAAACAAGATTGGATTGGTAGAGTATGGCTAAATCCACCTTACAGTAAAGCGAAACTATTTATGAATAAATTGCAAAAACACGGAAACGGAATTGCATTTATATACACAAGAGTTGAAACAAAAATGTTTTTTGATAGCGTGTGGGGAAAGGCAGATGCTATTTTCTTTTTTAAAGGTAGAGTGAAATGTTATGATAAAGATTTTAATTTAACTACAAGCCCCCCTGCATCAAATTGCCTTATTGCATACGGTAAAGATAACGCAGAAGCCTTAAAAAATTGCGGACTTGAGGGGTATTTTATTGCACTAAATGGTGCATAACGTAAAAGGGTATGAATAGTTGCGATTTAAAATAAATAAATTATGGATATAAAAATAAGTATAGAATTAGAAGACAAATACTATGGTTTTAGTGATTTGTTGGATGGTAGAGAACTTAACGACCAAACAAAAGAAGAAATTATTGAATTAATAAAAGAAGATATTGGATATGTATTTGACCAACAAATTGAAGTTAAGCAATTATTTATACCCGATGTTGGTAGTAGTTTGCCGAATAAAGAAGAAATAGTTTCAAAATGTTATAATAAAGTTTTAAAAAATGATTTTAAGTTTAGAAAAGTTTTTAAAGATATTGTAGATGATGCTTATTACTCTGGTGCTTTAGATATGCACGAAGAATTAACAAAGTAAGGCAAATTACTACCAACGGAAAAGTATATGCGTTCGGTTGCGATTAGAAGCACGAACGTATCAATTTAAAACAAAACTTAATAGAATGGAAAAAGTATCGAATAAGCACCAAACCGCAACTGACGTATATACAATGTTAGCAGCTGGCGTTTTCAAAGTTTTAGTAGCCTGTGAAGAATCGCAGACAGTTTGTAAAGCATTTCGTGCGTTGGGAATAGAGGCTTATAGTTGTGATATACAAGAACCGAGTGGTGGACACCCTGAATGGCATATACAAGGCGATGCAGTAAAGGAGGCTTATAGTGGTAAATATGATATGATGATTGCACACCCACCCTGTACTTATATGAGTAAAGCGGGTGCAAGATGGATGTACCCAACAGCAGGGAATTTAAGCCAAGAACGATTTGAATTAGCAATGGAAGCGAAGGATATGTTTATGAAACTTTTGAACGCCCCAATAAAACATATTGCAGTAGAAAACCCTGTGCCGTTAAAAGTAGTTGGATTACCTAAACATAGCCAAGCGGTGCAGCCTTATGAGTACGGACACGAGTATAGCAAGAAAACCCTGCTGTGGCTTAAAAATTTACCACTATTAAAGCCGACTGATATTGTAGAAAACTATAAGCCTTATTTGCCTTCAAATACAGGAGGAAAGAAACGAGGACAAAGTTATAGTAGAGGAACAGCAAAAAATGCAAAAGAAAGTAGTAAGACGTTTGAAGGCATAGCGAGGGCAATGGCTGAACAATGGCTATTAGCTTGCTGCTAACTACTATTATGCGTAATTCAAAAATTTGAACTAATGAAAAACCCAGTAACAGAAAGACATTTAAACAAGATTGAGGAATATGTTTATAAAACAATCATCAAAGATGAGCTTGACATAGTGCAAGTTTTTGAACGTCTTGGAATTTATGCAAACCTAAAAACCATTTCAAATTATGCCAAAGATAATAACCTATCCTATAATGGCGTAAAAAAACATCGTAACATAATAGAATTATTTGGTTGCAAGTTTGTTTTAGATAACGAATAAAATATTTTGCTATCTTTACAATATGGATAGCAATCAAATTGGATGCCTGGCAGAATACAAGTTTGCAACTGCTGCAATGGAACAAGGCTTTTTTGTTTCATTTCCCTTACTTAATACTTCAAGATATGATTGCATAATTGAAACACCAAAAGGATTAATTAAAATACAAATTAAATCAGTTCATAATTTTTCAGGAAGATCAAGAGTTTTTCTAAAAGATACAAAACAAAAAAATTACAAAATAAAAGACGTTGATTTTTTTGCTATTTACTACAAAGAAAAAGACGGGTTTTTTATTATTAAAAATGATGGAATAAAAAAATCAATTGAATTGACATCTCCTAAATATTTAAAATATTTTAATAACTTTGCAGAACTTTAACTGTTTTTTCATTTTTGTTTTCCACTGGAAAAGCGTCGCAAATTTATGTGACGCTTTTTTTTTATCTTTACAAAAATATTTACATTATGAAACTAAAAATAAAACAATCTATTTTAAGAGGTGGCAAAAGATTTAATGAGGGTGATGTTTTAGAGTTAGACGCAAAGACCGCAAAAAATTGGTTAAAAAAAGGTTTAGGATCAAAAATATCTAAGAAAAAAGAAAAGCAAACCTTTGAGACAAAAGAATTAAAAGTAGAATATAAAGAAATAAAATAAAATGAGGCAAATTAAAATAAACGCAACAACCGGAAATGAAATATTAACGGCTCAAAACGTTAAAGATTATGTTCGTATTGATACAAGCGCCGACGATAATTTAATTTCTTCAATGATTACTCAGGCGAGAATATGGTGTGAAAATTATATTTCGAGAGACATAGTTCCAAAAAATAGAACTTATTATTTAGACAAAACAAATGGTTTGTTTGATTTGCCGTTTAGTCCAACGGCTAGTATTTCAGAAATAACTATTGACGGAACGGCTACAACTGATTATGAAATTTTGGGTTTAGATAATGAGACGATTGAATTAGATGGAGGATCTGCCGAAAAAGTAAAAGTTACCTACATAACAAGTGGGATAAATGATTCTTTAGTAAAACAAGCGATGTTGCAACTTATATCAACGTATTATGATAATAGAGCGGATTTTATAACTGAGCAAAACAATGTTTCAGAAATACCAACATCGACAAAACAAATTTTGACGTCTTATAAAACTATGTTTATTTAATGAATGCCGGAAAACTAGATTCTAAAATAATTATAAAACGATTAATTAAATCCCCTGATGAATTTGGCGGTTTTAGTTCTACTTTGTCAGAGGTTGCAACTGTATGGTGCAATTTAAAGCAGATTAACGGAGATATAAGCGACAAACTAGGTAAAAGAACACAAGACGTACAAGTTGAAATAATAATGCGTAAAAATACCGCAGATTTAATTCAGTTAGGAGATATATTTACACTAGAGGGCGGTACAAATAATTATCGTATAAATCAAAAGTTTGAATTTGAATTAGATTTTTACACTAAATTATTGGCAACAAAATCTGAATAAAATGAATATTAAAATCGATCAATCGGATTTGGCCCAACTTAAAAAAAAGTTAGACAATTTAAGAACATTTGATAAAAGCACATTATCAAAAGAGTTGGGAATGGCTGGTTTAGATATTGCAAGAATTGCTAAGAAAAGTGCGCCGTCTGATTATGGTACACTAAGGCAATCAATAAGATCAGAGAAACAAGGCAAAACTGTTGAAGTATTAGCCGGAGCAAAATATGCGCCTTATGTAGAATTTGGAACGGGAGCCTTTGTAACTTTTGACGATATGTTAGAGCTTGGAATACCTAAAAGCTATGCAGCACAATTTAAAGGCGCAAAGCCAGGTTATATGAAACCTCAGCCGTTTTTCTTTGGCTCTGCTAGAATTGGATTAAAAAAATTATTAATGCGCTTAAACGGCGAAATTAAAAAAGCAATAAAATAAATGAAAGAGGCAATTCACTATGTTAGAAAAGCAATTATTGCAAAGTTAAGCGGAAACGTTTTAATTAATGATGTTGCGGTGCCGGTTTACAATCGTATTCCAACAGATGCAGCCTATCCATTAATTAGAGTTTATTCAGTTTCCTCTGATGAAACAGACCAAAATCAGCAATCGTTTAATAGTGAGACAATAACACGAATAGAATGTATATCAAAATTTTATTCAGACGACGGAGGTCAATTAGATACAAATTTAATGGTTTCTCAATGTTTAGAAAACGTTAGAACAAGATCTGCAAATTATATTGATATAACTGCAAACGGATTTAATGTTTACACAAGCGTAAATAATGGCGTTTCTTATTTAGAAGATGATTTAGCAGATTCAACTTATTTTAGAGGAATTATTGAATTGTCAAATAAAATTGAACAAATTAATCCGGTTGGAGGTTTACAAAATGAATTACAAAGTGAATTACAATCTTAAAAAAAATACAAATGGCTAAAATAACTTTTTCAACAAAATCAGATAATCAAACCTCAGTACTGCCCGAGGCTAATAAGGTAACTGCTGCCAATATAAATGAAATAAAAAATTCAGTAAACGAATTATATGATTCACAAGGTGGTTGGGTTGATTATGAAGATTCTGCGACCTCGGCAACGCCAATAAATCTAACGCAAAACGTTTGGACTGATTTAACAAATGACAAGGCCGGAAGCGGAACAATTACAACATACAAGCCTAGCTTTGTAACGGGTGACTTATGGAACTCTGCAAATAATTCTTTGGTCTTTACAGAAGTTGGAGCCGGTAGAGTTATGACTGTACGAAATGATTTCGATATAACCGCCGGAGCATCAAATACAAGACTAGATGCACGTTTATATTTTCCTGATACTGGAAAATCTGTTGAGTTTATGCACGATAATATTGCAAATAATAATGATCTTGTAAGGTATTCGAGAACAACGCAATTATTTACGCATACTGACGTTTTAACAAGCGGTTGTAAAATTCAAGTTCGAGTTGATAAATCAGGAGCAACCGCAACTATTGAAAATTTTTTAATTTCAGTAATATCACATTTTTAAAATTAAGAAATGCGACAAATAAACAAAATTATAATTCATTGTAGCGCTACGCCTGAGGGCAGAAAAGTAAGCGCAGAAACAATAAAAAATTGGCACATAGAAAGAGGCTTTTCTGATATTGGTTATCATTATATTGTTCATTTAGACGGATTAATTTCTTATGGTAGAAATATTGAAAAAGTTGGCGCACATTCAAGAGGCCAAAATAAAATGTCGATAGGCGTTTGCTATATTGGAGGCTTAGACGAATGTTTAGACGCTAAAGATACAAGAACGCCACAACAAAAAGAAAGTCTGTCAGACTTGTTAAAAACATTGAAAAGATTGCATCCAAAAGCGGTTATTTATGGCCACAGAGATTTTAGCGAAAAGGCTTGTCCGAGTTTCGATGCTTTTAACGAATATAAATACTTAGAATAATGCCAAAGAAAAAATTTAAAGATACCAAGGTTGGTCAGTTTATTTTAAAAAAAATACCTGGATTTGTTGGGGATATACTTCCTGAAAAAGGTGTTTTAGGAGTTGTTAAAAACTTAATTGATAACGATCCTGAATTAACAAGCCAAGATAAAACGCAATTACATAATGAATTGATTGAATTGTATCAGTTAGAGGTGGCCGATAGAGATTCAGCAAGAAAACGAGAGGTTGAAAAAGCTAAAACAGGAGGCTTTGACTTTATGTTTAATTTAACCGGAATTATTGGTTTAGGCGCCTTTGCTTTTATTATTTACGCAATTGTTTTTTTAAATATACCGGAATCGAATAAGGAAGTTTGGATTCATTTGATTGGTATTTGTGAGGGAATTGTACTATCAATTTTTGGCTACTTTTTTGGATCTGCCGTTAGGAAAAATAATTAAAAATCTATAATTTTAATTTTTGTATTTTTGTAAATATATAAAATTTTAAAATTTAGATATGGCTTCAGATTTATATTATTCAGGTGAATTTCAAAAACTATCATTTGGCGACAAGGGTTTAAGAGTTATTGCTGCATCGGCTACGTCGTTAGCGGGTGAAAACTTTTGCGCTATTCAGGCCTTAGAATCTTCAACAATTTCTTGTGATATTGATACTGTTGGCGGTGATTCGTCAATAACTTCTTTAGCACTAGGTGCGGGATCAATTATTTACGGAAACTTTGACGATGTTAGTGTTGCAAGTGGAAAAGTTGTTTGTTATTTAAGATAAATATTTTATGATAGGATTAGGATTAAAATTACAAGTAAATCCAGCAATCAATAATGTGATCGATAACTTGCTTTCAGAATTAGAGGCAAGAGCAACCTATTATGAGAATGTAACTTGTACAAAAGCAACATTAACTGAACTTGAAATAATAACATAGTATGTCCAATTTATTAGATAAAGCATCAATATTACTTACACCAACTGCATACGACAATGGTAGAATGTTAAGTGTAAAGCCAAATGAAAACTTATATGGCTCAGAGCTTGTTACAAATGGAGATTTTGCTACCGATAGTGATTGGACTAAAGGAACAGGTTGGACTATTGCAAATGGTAAAGCTAGTCAATCAGGTGGTAATGCTACTTTACAACAAAGTGGAATATTAACTGCTAATAAAACATATAAACTAGTTTTTGAAATAACTGAAATAACAAGTGGAAGTGTTAGATGTTATTTTGGCGGTAATTATAGTACATACAGAAGCAGTACAGGTACATATACAGAATATATAACTAATGGTAGTACCTCTACTTTTTTTATACAAGGTAATGTATCATTTGCAGGCTCAATAGATAACGTTTCAGTAGTAGAAGATTTAAGTGGAGATTTCCAATTCAGTAGAAGTTCTGCTGCAACTAGAGTTAATGCACAAGGTTTAGTAGAAAACGTACAGATAATAAGTTCAGAGTTAGTTTCAAATGGTAACTTTTCACAGATAGGTACAGAAGAAGTTTTAAACGGAAACTTTTCACAAGAAAGTTCAGAACTGATTACAAATGGTAGTTTCGACACAGATAGTGATTGGAGTAAAGTAAATGCAACTATTAGTGGTGGTACAGGAAACCTAAACGGAACAGGGGTAACATCTCTGTTATTTCAAAATATTTTAACTGATGGAAAAACTTATACAGCTACTTTTACTATTTCAGACTATAATGGTTCTGGGTCAGCAAAAATAATAAACTCAAACGGAGATACTTATTATACAATAACAGAAAATGGCACTTTTACAATATATTTTAAACATATTTTTGCTGATGGACTATTTTATTTTAGAGCTATAAGTGGTGCAGCATACTCAATAGACAACGTTTCAGTAAAAGAAGTCGGACAAAATTGGAGTTTAGGAGATGGTTGGACTATTAGTAATTTAGGTGCTACTTGTAGTGATTTAAACAATAATCTTACCCAAGATGTTGGAGTTACTGCTGGAAAAGTATACAAAGTAACGTTAGATGTAACAGATTATATAAGTGGAACTTTAGCTATTGACATAGGGGGTTCTTCAAATCAAACTGCAACATCTTTAGGTAGTAAAACATTTTATTTTACAACAACATCAACTGGTCTTTTAAGGTTTTATGGTGGTGCTTTTAGAGGTACTATAACCAACATTTCAGTTAAAGAAGTAGGGCAAGATTGGACAGTAGCAAATAGTGATGCAAATAATTATGTAGAGTTTAATCAAGAACAAGGAACTGCAAGGTTAAAGTTTTTAAACACATCACCTATAACTGAATTTTACACATCAACTAATCCTATGATAGGTGGAAGAACTTATCAATTAACGGTAGATGTTGCGGAGGCAACAAGCGGAAGTATAAAAATAGATGGAGGTGGTATATCTCAACAAGTTTTTAATACTGCTGGTATTAATACAAGAATAATTTCACCAACATCAAACACTAATGTAAAATTTTACAGAGCATCTGCAAATGTAGATATAACCTTAAATAGTGTTTCATTAAAAGAAATAACAGACGATACAAACATACCAAGAATAAACTACGAAGGGTTTAGTTATCAAGATACTTTAGGAAGTGAGGAAATTGTAAATGGAGATTTTAGTAATGGAAGTGCTAATTGGTTTAATCCCGATGGGGCAGCAACGTTTTCAAATAATAGTGTTACAATAAATGGAGGAAGTGGTAATAGAAGAATAAATCAACCAAATGTTACATCTCCAACAACTTCTCAATTTAAACTACAATATGAAATAACTGAAAAAGTAGGAACATCAGATTTAAAAGTTTATACAAATAATTCTGGAAGTGCTGCATATACAATAGTGCCTTCAACTATTGGTGTTCATACATTTTATTTTAGTTCAAATTTAACTACATTTTATTTTAATTTTAGTGATAGTAGTGGTTCAATAACAATAGACAACGTATCTGTAAAAGAAGTTACTGGTCAAGAAGTAGTACCAGATAGTGGTTGTGGAAGCTGGTTGCTTGAACCACAGAGTACGAATTTGATAACTTATAGTGAGGATTTTAGTTTATGGGCAAACGGCACTACATACACGACGCAAAATTATAGTGTTAGTCCAAGTGGTGAACAGAATGCTTCCAGATGTTTATTCACTGGAGCAAATCAAAATATACAATTAAGTTTCAGTAACTCCGCAGAAACAACTGCATCAATATACGTCAAAGGAGTAAGTGGTGAGACAATAAGGTTTGGTACTTCATTTCAAGAAAATAACTTTACACTTGACGGTACTTGGCAAAGGTTATCAATAACAAGAAGTGTGAGTCCTTATAGCTTTGCAATAAGCATAAGTACTTATGGAGGCGCAACCGCTAGAGATATTGAAATTTGGGGCGCACAAGTAGAAAACTTATCATACGCAACCTCATACATTCCAACTAACGGAGCAACAAGCACTAGGCTACAAGATTTAGCAACCAATAGTGGTAACGCTAGTTTAATAAATAGTACAGAGGGTGTTTTGTATTGTGAAGCTGCAACTTTGGTAGACCCAACAGGAATTATGGTAATTGGTCTATCTGATGGAACTTTAGCTAATAGAATAAGTATTACATTTCATTCAACATTAAATAGAATACAAGTATATTCACAAAAAAATAGTAGTCAATTATTTAACATAGATACAACTTCAGTATCTAAAACAAACTTTAATAAAGTAGCAATATCTTATAGTAGTACATCTGCTAAACTATTTGTAAATGGAACTTTAGTTGCTTCTGCTACTCCTTCAGATATGTTTGCTGCTAATACATTAGATAGAGTAAATTTTGATGTTGGAAATGGTAGTTTAAATTTCTACGGAAAAACAAAAGCACTTGCAGTTTACAAAGAAGCATTAACAGACGCAGAATTACAATCTTTAACAACAATATAAAATGCACATATACAAATTAGTTTTTGATACAGAACAACAAGGCAAACAAGTCTTAATTGATAACAACGTTTGGGAAGAAACAACAATAGAGGGTGTTACGTCAATGCAATATATTAACGGAACAAAAGGTGTTGTAAATATTGGAAAAGTAATTAATCCACAAGCTACAACAGACCCAGAGCATCCTATTTATTATCCTGGTTGGGCTTATGACGTTATGAGTACAGATGAATTAGAATTAGAACAATACAGAGTTTATCCAAATGGCTCTGCTGCACATCAATTCTATGGTTATAAAAGAGCAGATGATACCTAGAGCTATGACGCAAAAAGAAATAATATCAGAAATAAGAGAGGAGCAGAAAACTATGGCAGCAATGCAATATAGATTAGCTGCTGATTTATCTACTTTTTTTAATAAACAAGAACTATTTAACCAACGTATATCTGACATATTAGATAATGACGAAAAGACAGACAAAAAAGGTTTAGTTTATGAAGTTGGAGAGTTATCAACTAGAATAGATAAAATTGAATTAAAAGAAAAAGTAACTGCTGGTAAAATTGCAGTAACTGTAACAATACTAACCTTTATTGGAGGAGTAGTTTTAAAAGCAATAAACATATTTGATTAATGAGTAAATACTTTAAAGAGATTGAAGCTAATATGGATAAGAGGTTTTTATTTGTATTAGACGAAGCAAGAGAATTTGCTGGAATACCTTTTATAATAAATAGTGCGTATAGAAGTCCAGACCATCCAGAATCTATTAAAAACCCTACATCAAGTCATATAAAAGGATTAGCAGTAGATATAAAAGTAACAGATAGTGTAACAAGGTTTAAGATAATTGAAGCTCTTGTGAGTGTTGGTTTTACAAGAATTGGAATAGCAGATACATTTATTCACGTTGATTTAGATTTAGATAAAACACAAAACGTAATATGGACATACTAAACAAAATACCAAAAGACAAACTACTACACTTCTTTGCTGGTAGTGTTATATTATTTTTATCATTACTTTTCTTTAATACACTTGCATCAATATCTATAGTTGTATTTGTAGCACTTATAAAAGAAATTGTTTATGATGACTTTTTAGGTAAAGGTACACCAGAAGTTCAAGACTTTATTTATACAATCTTACCTTGTTTATTTCACTTAATTAATATTTTATTCTAATGAGCAATCCTAAATTAAGAAAGAACGGAGGCAAAGGTACATTTTTTGGCAACCTTTGGAGG